TCAGATCCCGCGGCTGCGGGAGGTCTGGGCGGAACCCGCCGCCACGGTACAGAAGTGCGGTCATCGAAGCATTCCTCCACCAAACCCGTAGGTTTGGATGAGCTGCCAGGACTTCGACGTGAAGGCCTTGGCGGTGACGACTGAGCCGAATGGCGTCAGCCCGATAGCGTCTGAGTAGCCCGCACGAGCGGACAGGAAGGCCCGTGTTGCCTCGACAAGCACGGCGCGGTGCAAGTCCCCAGGACAGCGGCTGAACAGGCCCCACGAGGCTGTAACGAGGTTGGAGCCGTAGCCGCGCGACCATGATCGACCCGGGAGAGCCAGAAGGCCGGTGTAGGGCGTCCCGTTGAGGGGGAACGGCAGGTAGTCGGTACCCGATACCCACGTCTGCCCGCTGACGACTACCGACGCGACTGAGGTGCAATCGTCAATCGGGAGCAGGTTGGTCGGCCCGGGCTTGCCGGTGAACATCCGTTGAGAGGACCCGAGCGCGACGACTGCGAAGTTGGACCCACCGCGAGCGCGGCCGATCTCTCGCTCGAACTCTGCGGTGGTGTCGTCAATGAGCGACACCTTGCCGATGTTCCACTCGGGGCCGTAGTTGTCATTGTCCGATCCGAGCGTCTTGTTCAGATCGTCCAGAGTCGCAAAGGCGGTGAGGTTCACGGTGCCGGCTGTCCCGGCGCCCGTTACGGCGACCGGCACCGTGAATTGAGTCGTGCTGGTAACGGTTATCTCTTGCTCCCCATCGAGGGACGGGGTGCAGTTGGTCCCGGAGAAGACGGTCCGGTACGTGGCACCAACCCACAGCCCATGCGCGAGCGTCGTGATGACGGTCGGATTGGCTGCGGTGATCGTTGTTGCCGTGAGTGTCGGGTACATCGTGTCTCCAAGTGGAACCGGGGAGGACTGAGGGGCTACAAGCCCTCCCCGGCCATTCGGGTCTAGCTGGCGGAGATACCTGCGATTGAGCCGCAAGCCGCCGGGAGGTAGCACTTCAGGACTTCGGTCACGTAGACGCCGAACCGCTTGGTTCGGTCGGTCTCCGCGAAGTTGTACTGGGTGTACTCCTGGCGAACGTCCATCGTCCAGATCGAGCTGACCTGAGCGTTGGGGAACCACGCCGGGACCTGCTTGGTGATCGCGAGGATCGTGCCGGCAGGAACGTTCGGGTGGACTTCGATCTTCACGATGGGCTGAGTCGGCGCGAACTTGTTGAGGTACGTCGCGACGAAGAACCCGGCGCGCAGAAGACCATCGGGACCGACGGAGGTCTGGATGCGGACGGCACCCGTGGATCCGGCGGTGAGAACGGCCTTGGTGATCGCGAGAGCTTCCTGGGAGTTGACCAGCAGCTTCTCGGGACCGATGCGGGCGTTGTCCCAGAGGGACTTGAGCATCGCGTCGATCTCGACCACTCCACCCGCGGAGTCCGCGGTCAGAGTGCCACCAGCCATGTCCTTGAAGTACCCGCCCGTCGAGGCGTTCTGGATGGTCTGCATGTACCCGTCGAAGACGAGCGTGTCCTGCGTCTGGTCGCTGGTGTTCGGAACGCCACCCGAGGTAGCCGGATCGGCAACCATCGTGTAGGTGTTGGCCGTGACAGTGGCGACGTAGTACAGGGTGGTGCCTGCGCCGGTCTTGTAGGCGTAGACGTTGTACCCGGCGGCACCACGAACAGCCGGCCAATGCAGGACCGTTGCGGTAGAACCGAGAGACGAGCCGGTGGTGGCGTGGTTGCCAGTTCGGCCGTCGGTCTCGCCGAGAGCGTCGGTGGAGACGTGACCAACCGCACCAGCGGACAGACCGCGAAGGGTCAGAGCGCTGATGGCGTACTGGTAGGTCGTGCCTGCCGTCAGAGTGCCAGCCGTTGTAGCGGCGGTGTCGGCGAAGGTGATCGTACTGGGCTTGCCGATGACTGCGGAAGCGTTGCCACCGATGATGGTGGCCTCTTCGCCGAGCATCGTGGTCTGGAGGGTCTGGAGGGTGCCGCGAGCGAGCGGATCGTCGAATGCGGCGTCTCCGCTGCGGCCCTTCTGGGCTGCCTGGATCGCATCGTAGGTCACGGTTCCCGGGAAGCCGAGAGTGACGTACGAGGCGAGGAACGTCTTCATCGTGACGGAAGGAACCGTACCGATGCCGCCCTCGGCCACGCCGGGGGACAGGTTGGTCGTGTTCAGTGCGGTGAATGCCTTCCAGTTGACGCCCGTCCCGAAGCCGCCGGTCTGGCGCGGGATTTCGTTCCGCTCCGGGGTCAGGACAGGGATCAGGCTCTTGGCGGGGACTTCGAGGTTGTACCCGTAGTCCAGGCTGGAAGTGCTGAGCCCCTGCGTGGTGGCGGTTGCCTTGGCAAGTTCGTCGGCGACTACCGGCGAACCCGACAGCGCGTCGCGGATCGCCGCGAGCGTTGCCTGATTGGTTGCAGCGTCCATCGGAGATTGCTCCTATCGCTTGGGGGTGGATTGCTGGATCTGGAGAAGTGCCAGCCGTTCTCCGAGCGCGGCCTTGAGGACCGGGTTCTGAGTCGTGGCGGACATCTTCGCGAGGATGGCCTCTTCGTCGTTGCCATCCGATGACGCCTCTCCGGTTCCGACCAACCGTCCGTCTCGTTCGGCGTAGCGGACCGGCCCACCGGGAGCGGCCATCTTTGCCATCTGTGCGACCTGCTCCTTGAGGGGCGTAAGCCCTTCGAGCATGGCCGCCTGTACGGCGTCGAGGTCTTCCTTGCGTGGGAGGTCTGCCATCCGTCCGGCGAGGTCGCTGGACATCTTGGCGAGGGTCTCTGTGTAGTCAGGGAGGGCGGACATCTTTTCGGTCGGTTCGCCCTCTTCGGACGACTCGGAGCCGATCAGTTCCTGGCAGAGAGCCATGATCTGCTTGATCTTGGCCTCGTCGGCGCCGGCGTTGCGCTTGCCGATCTTGGCGAGTTCATCACCGCTCAGGACGCGCTCGCCGGGCAATGTCATGATGGTGCCTTTGGCAAGGTCGCCATCGACGGGAGAGGCGAGGGCAAGATCGTCCACCACATCAACGGGGCTGGTTGCCGTGGTCGCGACTACGGGGATAGGCGTCCATTCGCCACGACGTACCGGGGTGGGTGCGCCTGAGACAACGAGTCCCTCGCCGTTGGATTGCCAACTCATCTGGAAGTAATCGCTGTCCCCGGAGGAATACACGAATTCAGTTGGCAGAACGTCCACGATCCACGCGTGATCGTCAACAATCCCAGCGGCCTTGAGCGCCTTGTCAATCCCTGTCCGCAGATCATCGATGGACATTCCGTCTGGCAGATCGAATGTTGCCTTGGCGAGATCGCCAGACTCGGACATCTTGGCTGTCTCCTCTTCCTTGGCGGGTTCGTCCCACTTCTCCGGTAGGCCGTTCTCCCAGCCCTTCTTCTTGGCGAGGGCCGTGAGTGCGTCTTTGAACTCTTCGAAGCTGTGCGGGCCTTTGTAGCGTCCCCAGGAGGCAACGGCGTCGGCGATGCCGGCCTCCGATGTGACAGGGAACGCCTTCTCGTCGGGGAACACGAAGTCCGTGTCCGGCATCTCTTCGCGCTCGGAGTCGGACGGGCTGGCCTTCGCCAGTTCGTCGGTGGTCGGTTCGTCCGAAGACTCGACGGCCTCCGGGGTATCGGTGTCCATCTGAGCCTCCGTTGATCGCTTGGCGAGGGTGAGGATCGCATCGGGGTTCGAGGGGCGATCCACGAGTGAGAGTCGCTTCCAGGTGATGTCAGTCACGCGGCGGACGGATCGGCCGGCGACCTTTGCCATTTCCCATGTGTTCTTGGCCCCTTCGATTGAGACGCCCTTGTAGACCCCTGCCTCAACCTTCTGGACGGCGAGCGGGTCCACGACGTGCAGCGTGGCGAGTCCGCGGTGCCCGGCATCGTCGAGCAGGAGCTCCACCGTGGTCCCGACTGCGGATGCCTTGTGCATCTCGTTGACCGGCGCCCATTCCATGTAGCCGGGGGCGGCCTTCTTCAGCGCGTCGTAAGTGACGATCTCCCCCTGATCGTCTACCGCCTCGGATGAGACGACGGCCGAGACGAGCAGGGTGCCGTCCGGCTGGCGGGCGACCTTCTCGATTGCGCCGAAGATGCTGATGGACGGCTGGATGGTTTTCATTCGTCAGGCTCCGATACGTCGTCAGGGTTGACTTCGGTTGAGTCGAGGGGAGAGAAGGATCGGCTGCACTGGGGATGGCCGAGCGGGTTGGCGTCGGCCGCGTCCACCGTCCAAGTTGCCCCATCGGCGGCGGCGCAGATGTCATCCCCGGTCCCATCGCTGACAAGGACGTACTCGACTCCGGTGTCCTTGTAGCCTGCGAGTGTCCCGCCGTTCTCCGCGAATGCCGTCTCGGTGCGGGAGATCAGATCGGCCTTCCAGTCGGGGTAGGCGTCCCACAGTTCGCTGATTGCGTCGGTCACGTCCTGGCGGGTGACGTTGGGGTTGTCGTATGCCTCGCCGAGTACGGACTTCAGCTTGGCGATGGTTTCCTCTTTGGCAGAGGCGGCGATATCCACGATGAGGTCGCCTGCTCGGGCCTTGGCCCATGTTGCCGCTCGGGGGTTGGTCTGTGCGAATGAGGACTCGCCGTCCACCCCTTCGCCACTCGTGACGCTACCGAGCCCCTGAGTCGTCACGTGCTGGACTGCCTTGCCGTAGTTCTGTCCGTACCACTCGATCAGGACCGGCTCAATGTCCGGGCCCAACGTCTGGAAGTCGGAGGCAAGATCGCCGAACAGTTCCACGTCGGCGCTGATCTTCGTCATGCGGTCCACCCGCGATAGGACAGTGGCTTTCTGGTCGCGGTAGAAGCGGGCGAGGATGGCTTTGAGCTTGGCTTGGACGGAGGCTCGGGTAAAGGGCTGGCCGATGCGCCTGCCTTTGCCAGATCGAAGACGGAGTACACGTCAGCGATGGTCGCAGCCTTGCTGAGAGCCACGGAGACGAGCGATTGAGTCTCTTGTGGCACTACGTCCGAGACGAACGGTACCGAGGCGTGGCGGCCTGCCTTGATGCTCTTGACGGCCTTGCGCTTCCAGGCGTCAAGGTCGGCGTCTGCACTGCGCTTGGCGACCAGGCTGGCACCTGATCCGGCGCTCACGTCTTCGGTGAGTCGGCCCGGTTCGGCGCTCGGGGCCTCGGGTGCTTCCGCGCTCGGCGATCCGGTGCCGTCGGTGCTGACGCCTGCCATGAGGGTCGTCGTCAAGACTGGTCCGGCTGTCGTCATAACGTAGTTGGACACGCCCGGAGGATCGAGGTCGAGGTCGTTCTCTGCCACGTCATCAACGGATCGGGCGCCCATATCGACGTAGACCTTGGCGGCCTCTGCCTTGGCTACGG